GCACTTTTCACAGGACGACTGGGCTGCAATCGACGCAGCCCTCGACCGGCAATTCGCCGCCATGCAAGACAGCCCGAAGAAGTGGTTCGGTACGGTCAGCCGCCGAAAGGTCGGTGAAGTCCTCCGCTCCGGTGCATTCGAACTCCTCCTCGTCAACGGCTACCTGCTCGGTATGTCGGTCGATGCTCCGTGGTGGAGCGAGGGAGACAAGGTTCTGTACGAGCAGATTCTGCTCAAAGTCGATCCAGCGGCTTCGAACATTCGACCCGTCATTCGAACACTCATTCAGTGTGCACGAGTGGTAGGCGCTGCGGGCGTTGCGGTGGGCACTGCCCTAAACCCGTCCGACAGGAAACTGGCACGCATCTACGAGCGGTTCGGCTTTCGGACCGCCGCACATTCACTTTATTTGGAGATCACATGAGCGGATTACTCAAGAGCGTCACGAACCTCGTCGGCAAGGCGCTGGGCGTAGGCGGCAGTCAGGTGGCAGACGACAGCGGCGCGAAGGCGCAGGCAGCAGCCATTCAGGCAGCAGCCGAGCAGCAGGCACAGGCAACGCGTGACGCAGCAGCCTCACAGAAGGCAGCAGCGGACTCGGCAGCCAAGGCACAGGCCGAGCAGGCAGCGCAAGCAGCAGCAGCCGCACAGGCCGCAGCACAGGCCGCTGCCCAGCAGCAGATGTCGCAGGTGAACCAAGCAGCCATCTCGCGCCAGCAGGCCGATCAGGCAGCGTCTGACGCGGCGGCAGGGCAGTCGCAGAACACGGTGAGCGTGGACACGAGTGCCAACGCGGCTGCGGGTGACGAGACGGACCCGCGTCGCAAGTACAAGCAGGCGGCGGCAGCAGGCGCTGGCGCTTCGTCCAGCAGCGGCACGGGCATTAGCCTCTCCTAATGCACAAGACAGCCGAGGCTGCATGGGAAGCGTTAGAGCGGACCAAGCAGCCACTGCTGACGCGCTGCGAGAAGTACAGCGCGTTCACCCTGCCCACCATCATCACACCTCCCGGTTACACCGAGGAGAATGAAGAACTCCAGACCGATTACCAGTCGGTCGGCGCGCAGGGCGTCAATAACCTTGCGAACAAGCTGATGCTGGCTCTGTTCGCTCCATCCCGTCCGTTCTTCCGGTATCAGATCGATCCGAAGACGGCGATGCAGTTGCAGAACACGCTGAAGATCAACCCGTCGGACTTGCAGGAGATGCTGGCTGAGGCCGAGCGTTCCTGTATCAAGCTGCTCGACTCGATGGGTGCCCGTCCCAAGCTGTACGAGGCGATGAAGCACCTGATCGTCACCGGGAACTGCCTGCTGATCCTTGGCGACAAGGGCGACGTGCCGATGCGCGTGCTCGGGCTGAAGCGCTTCTGTGTGAAGCGATCGATGTCCGGCAAGGTCATCCGTATCGTGATCCACGAGAAGGTGCGCTTCGACGAGCTGGACCTGAAGGTGCGCGAGTTCCTGAATTCGCAGACAGCCAAGTACCAGAACGCTGACGTGAACGACCAGCATAAGTCACCGGAAGTGAAGTACTACACGCTGGTGGAGTGGGATGGCGTCAAGAACTACATGGTCACGCACCATGTGGACGAGTTCAAGCTGCCCGACATCTTCGACGGCAAGTACACCGAGGACAACTGCCCGTACCGCGCACTGACGTGGGAACTGCACGACGACAACGACTATGGCACGGGCCTCTGCGAGCAGATCGCTGGCGACCTCGCCTCGCTGTCGGTGCTGTCGGAAGCTGAGGTGAAGGGAGCGATCCTGGCCTCAGAGTTCCGCTGGCTCGTGAACCCGGCAGGCTCGACCCGTCCCGAGGACGTAGAGCAGAGCGAGAACGGCGCGGCGCTCCCCGGCACGAAGGACGACATCGTCCCGCTCAACAGCGGCACTGGCTCCTCGATGCAGTACATCGACACCGTGGCGACGCGCTACATCAACCGGATCGGCAAGGCGTTCCTGCTCGGCTCCGCAGTGGTCCGCGACGCAGAGCGCGTGACTGCCGAGGAAATCCGGATGCAGGCGAACGAACTGGAAACAACGCTGGGCGGGGTGTACTCGCGCATGGCGGTGGACTTCCAAGGTCCGATGGCCTTCTGGCTGACCAAGCTGACCGGCGTAACGCTGAACGGCAAGGGCATCACGCCAATGGTCATCACCGGCCTCGACGCCCTCTCCCGGAACGGCGACCTCGACAACCTGAAGATGGCGCTGCAAGACCTCGCATCGGTGGCAGGGATGCCTCCGCAGGCGCTGGCTGTCCTCCAGTGGGATGCCATCGCCAAGGCGATCTTCATGGGCCGAGGCGTCGCGTACAAGGACTACGTCAAGTCAGCCGATCAGATCGCGGCAGATCAGCAACAAGAGCAGCAAGCGGCACTGGCGCAGCAAGCGGCCGGCCCGGTTGCAGGAGCCGTCGCAGGCGGCATGACCTCACAAGGATAAGGACACATGGAAATCGAAGGCACTCAGTTGGCAGGTGGCGCAGTCTCCCTCGCGCCGGTACAGGCACCGCAACCCACGCAACCCGCAGCACCCGTAGAGGCTCAAGCGCCCGCCGATCAAAGCACCGACTTCGGTATCTCGCTTGACCTCGCCTCGACGGCAGAGACGCACGAGGAAGCGCAGAACCGCGAGGCAGTCGCCGCGCTGGAGAGCGAGGCACAGGGCTGGATCGACCCGACCAAGGGCAGCGTCAAGTACGAGAGCACCGGCGACGCGGCTCTGGACGTGGCGCTGGGCTTCCTCGCCAAGCATGGCTACTCCCACCACCACCCGGCTGTCCAAGCCGCTGCACAGGGCAACTTCGGCCTGCTGGAGGCGGAACTGGCTGGCAAGGGCATCGCTGGCTGGGAGCAGCACGTCGCGCTGGGCAAGGAGGCGTTCGGTCGCGGCGCGGAGCAGGCGAAGCTGAAGAACCACGAGATCAAGCAAATCTGCCTACACGCCACGAACGGTGACGAGGCTCTGTGGGGCGACACGCTCTCCCACTGGAGCCAGAACGCTGAACCAGCGGAGAAGAAGGCGGTGAACGCGGCGCTGGCAGGCGGCGGCATCCTCGCTGAGGCGATGTCGGCCTACATGGTGCAGTTGTTCAAGCAGTCGTCGGGTGTCTCGTACAACCCGGCTGTCAGCGTCGTGAACCAGTCGGCCACCGCCTCGGCGGCAGGCGCTGGCTCCGGCCCGCTCAGCCCGGCAGCGTACACGCAGGCTGTGATGTCGCTGCGTCAGAAGGTCGGCAGCAACATCGACGGCCACCCCGAGTACGCCAAGCTGCAAAGCCGCCGCGCCCAGTACCGCGGTTAAGCAGTAAATCCCGCAGAGGCCCGCCAGCAAACGCTGAGCGGGCTTTTGTCGTTTCTGGCAGTCAATTTCGCTGGACTTGATAGACACAGAAACGTGTCGCTTCGAAGCCACACAACCACACAACGAATTAGGAGTCCTCTATGGGTATGTCCGTAGTCAATATCACTCGCCCGTTGGCGAACCTGCAAGTCGGTAACAACGTTCAAGTCGGTAAGGGCGGCGCAGCCGATCCGCTGGCTCTGGCAATCGAGGAGTTCGGTGGCGTCGTCGAGCACACCATCGCTCGCAAGTCGATCATCCGTAGCTTCGTGCCGATCCGCTCGGTCAAGGGCACCTCGACGGTGTCGAACTTCCGCGTCGGTGAATCGACCCTCTCGAAGGTCACGCCGGGTACGGCACCCGATGCCACCGTCAATCAGACGGGCAAGGTATCGCTGACCATCGACACGCTGGTGAACGCACGCGCAACCGTGCCGCTGCTGGACGACTTCCAATCGAGCTACGACGCTCGTGCGGCAATCGGTCTGGAGCACGGCCAGAAGATCGCCAAGTTCTTCGACCAGTCGTTCCTGATCCAAGCCGTGAAGGCCGCTGGCATCACGGACATGACGGGCTATCCCGCAGGCTGGCAATCGGGCACGTCGAAGACGATGGCCGCTGCTGGCGACGAACTCGACCCGGTGAAGCTGGAAGGCAAGCTGCTCGACATGTTCGCGGACATGAGCGACAAGGACGTGGACCCGGTGGACGACGGCCTCGTCATCGTGACGCGCCCGAAGTATTTCTACACGCTGCTCCAGAACAACCGCCTCGTGGACAAGACCCTCGTTACGAGCGACGGTACGGAAATCCGCACAAAGGCGATCTCGGCTGCTGGCGTGCCGATCTACTTCTCGAACAACCTGCCGAACACCAACGTCACGGGCCACTTCCTGTCGAACGCAGGTAACAGCAACGCGTACGACGGTGACTTCAGCAAGACCATCGCCGCGTGCTTCTCGCCGCGTGCGCTGCTCGCAGGCGAAACGATCCCGCTGACCTCGACGGTGTTCTACGACCCGATCACGAAGATGTGGTTCATCGACGCTCACTTGAGCTTCGGCGTCACCACCAACAACCCGGCATTCGCTGGCGTTCTCAAGTCGGCATAACCGACGCACCCAGCCCCGGCACCCACAAGGTGTCGGGGTTTTTTCGTTAGGAGTTACCAATGGCATTTCTAATCCAACTCGACGTGGTCAACGCGTGCCTCAGCACGATGGGCGAGAGTCCATTGGTCACTGTTGACGTGGACCACCCATACGTTCAAGCCGCGCTCTCAGCGCTGGAGAACTCAAACAACGTCGAGCAATCGACAGGCTGGTGGTTCAACACCGATTATCAGCCGCTCTCCGTGGACCCGACAACGGGCTTCGTGTACGCACCAGCCGACGCGCTCAGCGTGGACGCAGGCGTG